GAATTCGGGAACGCCGATGTTTATTTTGCCGGATACTTCGGTACTTACTTCAATTTCACCGTGTATATCTGTGGATTGACTTATGCGTTTGATATCATTTTCGTCGGTCGTATTAGTGATGGTCTGCATGGAAATGTGGGTTGCGCAGATCTCGGGCGCAGTCTGAAGTTTGTGGAGTACGGCGGTAAAGGTGTCCTCAATCACGTGTGCGGCGATGCCTTGTGCTATTTTAATGCTTTTGCAGCCGACCAGCTTTGCTCCCGGAAACCCGGTTATGACAATCCCGTCATGTATGATCGCGCCAATGGTAAATGCTATCGTGTGAATGGGCGTGCCGTGGTGCATTTCAAAGCTGTGTTCGCAGTCAATCTTGATCACGTTTATATCCCCCGGTTGCGTATTTGTACCTATAATGTGCCCAAGGTTGCGGATCGGTCAAAAGAAAATGAACCTTTTCCGAAAACTGGCAGAAAAAAACACGGTAGCGGAAAAACAGTAACGGATTTCTTTGGCAGACTCCTTTCATCGCCAAGATGGAAAGGGACTGTGATGTACAAGTGCAAATCTTCAACTTTATTGACTGCTCGGCGTCGTCGGCGTATGGTTCGGCCTATCGGCGGGAAAAATCCGCCGTGGGGGCGTAGAAACTCCCTGTCACGACGGTTAGCCGTCACGTTAGTTACGGCTATTTTTGTGTCCGGATTCCGGGCACGGCAGCTCGCTTATGGCGGGAAGGCGCGTTTCCCGGTGAAAACCGGGGAACAGGGGTCGGCGAAAGCCGTCTTCGGTGATAGAACACCCTTCGGGGAAAAGCCGCGCGCCTGCCTCGTGACAGGTTTCTACCTTCCCGCCGCCAGCGCGGTCGTGGAAAGCTTTGCTGGTGGTGTTGTGAAACGCTATCACGAGGGCTTTGACATGACCGAAGATGTTTCCGGGCGGAATCCGTCCGATACTTCCCAAATCACCCCGGAAAATGCCCCTGTGCGCGATCTTTCGCGTGCCGAGCGGGCTGCAATCAATCGCCGCGCCACCGATGTTGCGACGATGCTGTTTCCCTATGTCCGCGATTACATGCAGCGCAGTGCGATGGAACGCTTGCGCACATCCGACAAGCTCAAGATTTCAGAACTGCCCATTCCGCCCGATGTGGGGCTGATGATTGCCAGGTATCGGACCTTTGGCGTCGACGGATTTGATCCATGTGATCCGGCGGCACAGCGGCAAGTTTGTTCGGTTGGTGCAGCGACGACCTTGATTGAGGCGATCAAAACCCTGCGCGAGATTGCCGATGGCCAAAGCCCTGAAAACCCGCATCGCGCCAAGGTGGCGACCGTCGTTTCGTGCCTTCTGTCCATCGAGATTGATGCGGGGGTGTTATGAAAACCCTAGCTGTTGTCAAAGAGCGCGGTGATCGCAGTCAATTTAGCTATTCAGCTGGGTTTGGTTTCGAACACTTTGATTTGCGTGTCGATGAGTTCGAGGGCGTTTGTAATGTCGGCGATCACTTGTTGCGCGTCAAAGATCACGCAGGGTGTGTAATCCTCTTTTCGGCGGTTCCAGTCGTCCGATTGCGTGTGATCGTGGATCAGGCGCAACGCGAAAATGTAGGTGCGAAACGCATTGTCGAATTCATCGACTTCATCGGTCAATTTATCGTCGAAATAAGCATTTCGAGGTATCGAGGCAAGGATGTCAGCAAACACGCCGCAGACCTCTTGGATTTGATGCAGGGCATTTGGGACTGTGGTTCTCAGTATTTGCCAAGGGCTTGTTTTCTTGAGCCTGCTAATCGTTACGCGGCATTCTTCAATTTTCATCGAGGCAATATCGAGTTGAATCTTCGCCGGGTGGGTGGATACCTGCTTCAGCGCTCTCGTCAGATGGAAGCGAAAACTAGCTCTTTCGCGCTCAAGGTCCAGCCTCCTTTGGTGCTGAAACAGTCCAACGGCGATTGCGGTGCTTATGGCGGCGCCGAGTATGCTCTGCCACTTGTAAAGAAAGTCATTCCATTGAAGGGCGCTCATAAAAGGCACTGCCAACATGACGCCAGCGCAGCCTCCCAAAAGCAGGACTGTAAGGGGGTTAAAGTGGGGCTTGCACCAGCCTGCAATCATCTTGGGCATATTCTGTTCCTAAGCAGTGTGGTTCGGTTGGGAGAGGTGAAATGCAACCTGCAATCGTAATGCCATGTGATCGCAAGGGCTGCAAGCGCGCCGGATCGCACATCATGGTTGGGCATGGCCGATGGTGCCGTGAACACATCCCGCCAGAATTTTACCGCCACAAGCGCATCGCGGCGGGGCTGGAAAAAGAATTCGAACCGATTGGCGAATTGCCCGCCGATCAACGCAAGCCAAAACAGGAAAGGTTGTTCTGATATGTCAGATGGTCAGACGAATGAACCGCAAGAGCGCCATGCCAGTTATGAGGCGGCGAAGCAGATTATTAATGGTGCCAAGATTGTCGGTATTGATGGTGTGAAGCTTGATCCCGAGGATGTTCTGTATGACGTCGATGCGATGAACGAGCATTATGCGCTTGTCATGATGGGGGGGAAGCCGCTGATTCTGGAAGAGAACTTCAAGCGTGGTGACTGTCCGGTCGAGGATCGGGTCAACCTGATGTCGGTTGATGCCTTTCACGCTTGGTTTGCCAACCAAGAACAGAGGGTTTCCAAGGATAAGTCGGTTTCGTGGTCCAAGCTTTGGTTCAAGGACCCGCAAAGGCGGCAATATCGCGGGGTTTCGTTTGCACCGGGAAGCGCCACGCCTTGGGGAGTTTATAACCTTTGGCGCGGTTTCAGCCTTCCTGCCGATTACGATGAATGTGAAAGGAAATGCGACATCTTCCTTGATCACGTGCGCACCAATATCGCGGGCGGGAACGAGGCGCATTTCCGCTTCATCATGGGATGGGCGGCGCATATGTTCCAGAAGCCGACCGAGCGGGCCGGGGTCGCCGTGGTGTTGCGCGGCGGGCAGGGCAGTGGCAAGACGCTGTTCGGGCAGACGCTGGGCCGGTTGATTGAGGATCACTATGCATTGGTTGATGATCCGCGCTATGTCGTCGGGAACTTTAACGCGCACCTGGCGTCAACATTGCTTTTGCAGGCGGATGAAGGTTTCTGGGCGGGTGATAAGCATGCCGAGGGGCGGTTAAAGGGGCTTGTGACGTCCGATTATCATATGATCGAGCGAAAGGGCGTCGATGCTTTCCGGGTCAAGAACTATGTCCATTTGCTGGTGACATCAAACAACGATTGGGTTGTTCCCGCGGGGCATGATGAACGACGATTTGCGGTGTTTGATGTTGCCAATCGCAGCCAGCAAAACCGGCAGTATTTTGGCGAAATGATCCAGCAGCTTGAGAATGGTGGGTACGAGGCGTTGCTTGGCTATTTGCTGGCGTTTGACCTTGAGAGCGTCAACCTTTGGGATATTCCGAAAACGGCGGCGTTGGCCGATCAGAAACTATCCAGCCTCTCGGTCGAGGAAAGCTGGTGGCTTGTGTGCCTTCGGCGTGGGCATGTGACATTCCAGAGTGACGGGGTGCAACACTGGATGCCGTATCTGCCGAAATCGGATGTTTATGCCAACTATCTGCAATGGGTCACGCAGCGCGGGCGAAAGTTCCCGATGACCGAGGAACAGTTTGGCAGGCGATTGTTGCGGATATGTCCGGGCATAACGGCAGGCAGGCGAAGGTTCGACCATGGGCAGCGCAAGTATGTTTATCAATTCCCACCGATTGAGGAAAGCCGACGATTGTTTGCCGAAATGATCCGGACGGACATCGATTGGGATGAAGGTGACCTTGACGATGGTAATCAGGGGCAATCTGGCTTGGGGGTTTCAGATTTGTCGCCTGATGACCTTTGACGGGCGCGGTATGTCTGGTTTTTCGTCCCGCCATGTCCTTACTTTTTAAGGGCGTGGGGGACGGAAAAGCCAAGGGTTTTCTAGGCTGGTCCTATTTGTCCCAAAAGTCCCAAGTCGTGCATATATGTGTGTGGGCGGGCGTATACACACATAATACATATACATGGGTAATACGGGATATATAGGACAGAGAATATAAACTACTGAAATTAAACAACAAATACACCCCGATTTGTCCCGAAAGAATTTCAGAAATCAGGACGCCGTTGGGACGGTAAAAGGCAGGCAAGCAATGGACCGAGAAAAACTGATGAAGCCAATCGGCATTGAAAGGCTGGTAAACTGGGCGTTTGCGAAGGAAAAGGTCGCCGTGATGGTTGGTCAGGATCGCGGGATTAATCCGATTTTGGCGCAATTGCAGAAAACCACCGTGCGCTATGGCGAACGGATCGGCGGGGGCGGGGCATTGGCCGGGGGGTATGATATTCATCCCGATGCGATGGCGGTGTTTGATTGCTGGCGCACGGTCATGACCTACAGCAGCGAAGGGGCCAGCATGATCCGGTCCTACGGCGAAAGCGCGCTTCGGCCTGATTGGGTTGCGGATGGGGTGATGCGCTTTGTGCCGGAAATCGATCCGGCAACCGGTGCACCCAAACCGGCAAGGGATGCCAATCGCAATCTGGTGCGGGCAAGCTGCAAGATTGTCCGGGTCGGCAAATCCGAAGCGATTGTTTCGGCAGCGCGGGCGGAATATCGCATCTGGTGGGCTGCGCTGCACCTGATGCAGGATTTGATGGCGGAGGTCTCGGAAACTCAGGGCGGCTTGATGCGTTGGCGTCTTACCGGCGAAATGCCGCCCAAAGAGCCTTGGACCATCGCCGGGTATGGCAATGGGCTGGGCTTTGAAAAAGTGGCTTGACTTACGCACCTGTGTTTGACAATCTACCCCCGAACAGAAAAGCGCCTGTACGGAACTTTCCGGCAGGCGTTTTTTCTTGCCTCGATTGCTGTTGTGCGCGCCCTGCCTAGAAATAGGCGGGGCGTTTGCATTTCAGAATCGGGCGACGTGATTGCTTGTCTGTGATCGAAACCGAAAGGCGTTGTCATGTAACTCGATCTTTTTCCTTCCTCGTTTCCAGAACTTTGACCCGCCGGGCAATGCCTGCGCGGCTCGTTCTTTTTGGGTGCTGTCATGGACGGCGGGGCGCTTTGACCGGTTGGGCGTGCCGGTCGCGGGGCAACGCAGCGATCCGCCGTCCTTGAGAGGATCTGAATTTAAGACAAGTGGAAGATCTTCTGGAGGGATCCGGTCGAAATCATCCAAGCCGCTATCGCAAAGGCTGCCGATATCATTGCGTAAATAGCTGCACGTTTATTCACGTGTGAAGTGGTATCCATGTATGCCAACATTTGCGTGATTTTATCGGCTGTGACTTGTTGATCCGTTTCGGGTGCGGGTGGCACCTTTATCCGGCTTGCACGCAGCACTTTCATTCCAGTAAGCAATGCAAATGCCGCAGAGAAATATGGGAAATATAGTTCAGCTAAATGGAAGGTCTCTGACATCACTGGGCCCGCACTTACAATCTCTCGAAGATATCATCTACTTCAATATAACAACTGAACCCTAGCTCATGGATGAGCTCTATTAGGTCTTCGTCGGGGCGATCTGGAAGCAAGAGGGCACTATCGGGATAGTCGCAATAGCGACGATAGTCGAGCAATTGTCCGATCGCCATTCGAATGTCGTTTCGGCTTGAACTAGCTTTTGCTTCTATAAGCATATTGATGTCTTGAATGAAGGCATCGGTCATAATCGAAGAAGGCTTATTAGGAATTTTGATTACATGACGTTGAGCAACGGCGTGTCCTTTGGCTTCCATGTATGCGGAAAACCTTTGGACTAAGGCGCTTTCCTCACGTGATGCAGTCCAGCTCGTAGCAGGTCGCTCGATGCGAACGGTCTGCGTGTTGTTAGCCTCAATTGGAACCAGGCGAACCATGTCTGACCAAGTAGCGGACTTTTCTTCAGCCAGTTCTTTGGCGACTTCGACTGGGCGTAATCGAAATACGATGACGTCGCGAATGGGGCCGCCATTGGTTTCAGGTGCCTTTGACCAATACCAGGGTACTTCCTGATCAACCTCAAAGATTCCGAGATAGGTGACAGTGCCTCGAACGCCCTTAAATACGCGAAGTGTGCGGCGATCTCTAACATGATTGAGAATGGCCGCGTTTCCCTTGTTCATGACTTGGTTGCCGCGTTTGCCTTCGCCGGTGTAGTGGAAGCAACCATCTTCGAACCAACCGTCAAAGTATCCGTGTTGCTCACCGGCCGCTGCATCTGAGAAAATCAAAACATTAGGTGATTTCCGGCAAGGGCCAATTCCGCCTTGGCGGCCTCCGCCGTACTCATCGTGTAAAAGAGTACGTCTAATTTGACTTCCAGGCCTCAAGTTCCAGGTCATTGCATGCCACTTCAATTTGTTAGAACACATTCGGCTAAGCTAATGGTTGTGCAAGATAATATCTAGATACGAAAAGATGGCGTGCCCTAAAAGGCCTTGGGTCCTTCCTGAGACTTTCCCCACGAGCGGGTAAAGCGAACCGCGGTGTTTTAGTGTTTTTCATAGTTTTCAACCCGTTAGGTTGTTGTTTCTGATTATGTTTTCCGGTGGGTGCGATGGAAAATCCGTGGCCCAAAGATTGGCCGGATGAATGGGATGGCGACGACGGCAAACTTTGGAGCCGCGAAGAAACCGCCCGAGTTCTAAGCTGGTCACTTCCCAAATTTGATCGTAGCCGCCATGCAGGCCTTCCGTGCCGTCGCGAAGGCAAGAACGGTCGTTCTTACGGGTATTATTTTCCCGAGGTCTTTGCTTGGGTGTCCGGTGCAGAGGCCAAGGAAGAAGCGGAGCGCAAACAGCGCGAAGCCGATCAGGCGCAAGCCGAAATGGCCTTGCTCGGCGGTAACGCAAAAGACGATCGCGCCGGACTAACAGCCGATCAGCGCAAACGTCTTTACGAAACCGAGCTTGTCGAAATGAAGGTTCGCCGCGAACGCGGTGAACTGGTCGATGCACGTGAGCTTCTGGCGCGAGACGAAAAACTTCTCGGGGATCTCGGAAAGTTTTTGCAATCGCTACCCGAGGCAATTGGTCGAGAGCTTGAGTTGGACCTTGGGGTTATTGGTGCCCTGCAGGAAAAAATCGACAAGTACCAAGAGGAGTTGGCTCGCCGACTTATGAAAAACGATGGACCAGCCCCTTCCTGATTTTGTCGATCCGTATGAAATACTCGCGCAAGCCGCTGCCAGCTTTCTTCCGCCAAAGCGTATTTCTGTTTCAGAAGCTGCAGCTCGTTATCGTCGCGTTATCAGCCCGGTTTACAACGGTCCATGGGATAACTCGGTCGCGCCTTACATGGTCGAGCCGATGAACATGACGGCCTCGCGCGAGTATGAAGGCGTTGTTTTCTGTGGTCCGGCACAGTCGTTAAAAACCGACAGCTTGATTATCAATCGGTTGGTACATATGGCGACCTGCGATCCCGTCGATACGATGGTTTTGCAGATGGATCAGGCAACGGCGCGCCGGTTTTCGATCAAGCGTTTGCGTAAACTGATTGATCAGGAAAGCCCGGAATTCAAAGAGAGGCTGTCCAAGGCGCCGCATTCGGACAACATAACTGACAAGCGTTTGGCTTCAGGCGCTGTTGTGACGATTGCTTGGCCTACGATCACTCATTTGTCGTCTGAGCCGATCCCGTTAATCCTGATGACCGATCGGGATCGAATGTCAGATGACATTGACGGGGAGGGCGAACCGTTCGACTTGGGACGGCAGCGCACCAAGACGTTTGGTTCGCGCGGAATGACCGTCTGTGAATCGTCTCCGGGCCGCGATTTGACTGATATTCGATACACAACGGAAGGGCACGAAGCCCCGCCCGTTGGTGGCATCCTCGGCCTGTATAACCGGGGAGATCGTCGTCGCTGGTACTGGTCATGTCGTGATTGCGGATGGGGGTTCGAACCGTCTTTCGATCTTCTTGAATGGCGAGAAACCGACAACATTCAAGAGGCGTCGGCCAATGTTTCGATGGGTTGTCCTCATTGCGGCGGGCTCATTGAAGAACGTCATCGCAAAGAATTTAACGCCAACGGTCAGTGGTTGGCCGATGGGCTTTACATCCGTGATGGCGAAATTCACGGTATCGCGCGCCAGTCAGAGATTGCTTCGTTCTGGCTCAAAGGACCGGCTGCGGTATTTCAATCATGGTCAGGGCTGGTTAATCGTTACCTTACAGCGCTTGATGAATACAGCCGTTCGGGAACAGAAACCGGTCTGCGAACAACAGTAAACACCGATCAGGCCGAGCCTTATATGCCGCGGGCGATCGCAGAAAGAGCGGCGCAGGGGGTGCTAACACTCGAAAACCTGTATGCGCGTTGCGAAGATTACCCGTTGGGCACTGTGCCGGATGGAGTTCGCTTCCTGATCGGGTCCGGGGACGTACAAGGCAATCGGTTTGTCATTCAGATCGAAGGATTTGGCGACCATCTTGAGCGTTGGATTGTTGATCGATTTGATATTGCACTTCCGGATTTGAAGCTGGGTCAACAGGAACGTGCCTTGAACCCGGCTGCATATGCCGAAGATTGGCAACTTTTGCGGACAAAGGTGCTTGAAAAAGCTTGGCCGTTGGCCGGAAACCCGACCAAAGCGATGATGTTGAAGCTGTTTGTCTATGACATCCATGGTCGAGATGGCGTGACCGGGCAGGCTTATGATTTCTACCGTGATCTAAAGCGACGGCGTGTCCATGATCGAGCCTTGCCGTTGCGAGGTGTTGGTGGCTTCAAGGTTCCGCGCGTTGCTCTGACCTATCCGGACAGCGAGCGCAAGGATCGGTATGCCGGTGCCCGAGGTGAAATTCCCGTACTTCAAGTCGGGGTTGATCAGGTCAAGGATTTCGTGATGGGTGGCTTGCGGCGTGATCAGCCGGGGCCGCAATACATTCACATTCCGAAGGCTATGGCGTTGGTTGGCCTATCAGAAAATGTCGTCGAGCCTGATCGGGACCAGCTATCCAGATCGCCTTTGGCCGAGTACCTGGCGGAAGTTCGTGGAGACAAGGGTTGGGTGCGTGAAGTAAAGCGCAACGAGGCCTTTGACTTATCAGGCTATTGCACCGCCGCGGCACTTCGGCTGCGGGCAGATGAAATGCCGTGGGACCATCCGGAACGATTGCCGAATTGGCTTCGTAAGGATGGCAATCCGTTAATCATAACCGTAAGTGCCGCCAGCGCCGAAGCTGGTCCGGTGGATATTTCCAGTGGAACCGCGACATCTAACGACAAGTCGAAAAAGATTTCGGCGATGGTGTCGCGCCTCGCATAGGGGCTTTTAATGGCTATCGATACAGTTGCCCTAAATGCCGAAAAACAGAAGTTGATTGATGCGCGAACCCGTTTGCTTACGGGGGAAAGCGTCCAGTCATTGTCGTCAAATGGCCGTAGTGTTGGATATCGGGGCATTGATATTGCCTCGATTAATGCGCGCATTGCCGAGATCGATAATTTGCTCGGGCTTGGCGGGCGTCATGCGATTGGTGTGAGGGCTCATTGATGAATAAGGCTCTTGTTCAAAGTGATGGGATTACTCCGTTGCGCGCCAGTGCAACATCCTCACATGACGCAGCCTCCCAGCGTTCGGTTGAAATGTCCGGATACTACCCCTCGCTGAAATCTGCCGATGCCGCTCTATTGCCGGAGCGTGATCTCATTCAGGGGCGGGCGTGGGATCAGTATCGAAACTCAGGTTGGGCAGTTTCCGGCGTCCAGAAACTCCGTGAGGGCGTGATCGGTGCTGGCCTGCGCTTGTCGGCAAAGCCCAACTATCGTGCGCTTAACCAGTCGTTTGAATGGGGGCGCGAAACTGCACGTCGTCTTGAGCAGGGTTGGATCAATTGGGCTGGTGATCCGGATTTTCTCTGTGATGTGGAGATGAAGACCGATTTTAACGGGATGTGTGCGATCGCCTTCAATCATTATGCGATTGATGGTGAGGCTATAGCCGTCCCGTATTGGATGCCTGAACGGGGTGGACGTTACGCGCTGGCATTGCGGGTGGTCGATCCAGATCGGCTTTGCAACCCGGACGCCCAGCCAGATACGCCGAACCTCCGGGGCGGTGTTGAAAAGAATAATGATGGCGCCCCGGTTGCGTATCATTTCCGAAACAGCCATCCGTCCGATCTTTCTACAGCGAATTTCAACGATGCATTCAAGTGGACGCGGGTTCCTGCCTTTGTAGGGGGCACGCGTCGGCGTGGAGTAATTCATGCCTTCATGCGTGACAAGGCAAGTGCGACACGAGGCCGCGGCCTGTTCACGCCGATCCTTGAGCGCATGCAAATGGAGCGTCGCTGGTCGAAAACCGAGCTGCAGTCTGCCCTAATTCACGCGGTATTTGCAGCGTTTGTGAAATCGCCCTTCGATCAGCAGATGGCAAACTCCATGCTCGACCCGAATGCGACTGGAGAATCGCTTTCGTCGTATCAGGATGCCCGATCTGCCTATCACGACAGCAAAGATTTGTCTTTGGACGGGGCGCGAATTCCGAAGCTGTTTCCGGGTGAAGAGTTGCAGTTGCTGCGTTCTGAACGCCCAAACAGTGGGTTCTCGGCGTTTCAGGAAACCTGCTTGAGATACTTCGCTGCATCGCTGGGTATTTCCTATGAACAGATTTCTATGGACTGGTCGAAGGTCAATTACAGCTCGGCCCGTGCAGCGTTGCTTGAAGTCTGGCGGCATTTCTCGATTTGCCGAGCCGAATTTGTGAGGGACTTCGTCCAACAGGTCTACGTTCTGTTGGTCGAGGAGATGATCGATCGTGGTGAGATCGAAGTTCCTAACAATGCACCTGGCTTTAGGGAGGCAGTTGCCGCTTGGACCCGGGCACGCTGGATCGGTCCGCCGCGTGGATACATTGATCCAGTCAAAGAGGCGACGGCAGCGGATATGCGCATGCAGTCGGCACTTTCGACCCTTGAGGATGAAGCTGCCGAACAGGGCAAGGATTGGGAAGAGATCATCGAACAGCGTCGTTATGAGCGCCAGACGATGGCCGAGAATGGCGTTCCACCTCCTGAATGGTCGGTATCCACGACTGAATCTGGGGAAGATGGTCAGGTCACGACAACGACAGTGACATCAAGTGTCGATCGATACGAGCGGCAAATGGCAAAACTCCAAGCAAAGGCTAGGGCGAATGGATTACCAACGTCTTCTGACGCGGCTGCTTAACAAGCCGCATCTGGTGACGCCCGAACGAGCACGATTGTTGCTTGGCGCCTTGGCGCCGCGGGCGGGTTTAAACGGTTGGCTGTTCGATTCAGATGTGTCTTCGGTCGAACCAGTCAGCCTCGAAGCGCTGGCATCCGAATGGGACGGACAGCGTCCGGATCGCAAGATTTACCATGTCGACAATGGTATCGCTGTGTTGCCGGTTACCGGCACGCTGGTCAGCAAGTTGGGGGTGCTCAACCCTTATTCGGGTATGACAGGTTATGACGGCCTGATCATCAAGCTGTCAGAAGCCTTGGCCGATGATGATGTCAAAGGAATAGCGCTCGATATCGAAAGCCCCGGTGGTGAAGTGCATTCGGAGCTGTTCGAGTTGGCGGATATGATCACGTCTGCCGAAAAGCCGATTTGGGCGATTTGCTCAGACTACGCCTATTCTGCGGCGTATTGGCTTGCAAGTCAGTGTGATCACGTCTGTCTGCCATCCTGTGGCGGAGTAGGTAGCGTTGGTGCAGTTGTTCTGCACGCGGATCTGACCAAGGCTTACGAGGATATGGGTATCAAGGTCACCGTGCTGCGTGCCGGTAGCCGGAAAATGGAAATGAACCCATACGAGGCACTTCCAGAAGAGGCCGCAAAGGAAATCAAGGCAGATTTAGAGGCTTTGCGAACAGATTTCGCGACGGCGGTTGCGTCTGGTCGCGGACTTGATGTTGGCGCTGTTCTTGCGACTGAAGCGCGAACTGTTTCCGCCAAAGAGGCAGTTGAAATCGGCTTTGCGGATGAACTCCTTTCACCATCGCAGGCTTTTGCGAAGTTTGTTGACCACATTAATTCCGCCAGCGGCCCCGCCGCAGGCATCACTGCGCACAATGGAGGAACCATGAACCAGCGCATTACAGGAAAGCGGGGCAGTCAGGCCTCGCTGGCAAAAAATCAGGCCGAGGAAGATAACGAGGCCGAAGATAAAGAAGATGAGGAAGCAGAAACCTCATCGAAAAAAGGTGCAGGCGCAAAAGACGCCGTCCCTGATGAGGAGGATTCTGCTGACGATGACGACAAAAAGTCGTCGAAGTCGGCTGAAGGTGAACGCAAGCGCATTGCCGCGATCATTGGCGATGAAGAAGCTAAAGGCCGGGAACAGCTTGCGCAGCATCTTGCCTTCAATACCTCAATGGGTGTTGCGGACGCCCGCGCGGCGCTTGCTGCAGCACCGAAATCTTCTGGTGGTCTGTCTGCCTTGATGGCCGGGGCAGCTAACCCCGATATCGGTGCGGATGGTGGTGTCGAAACAGACGAAACCAAGGTCGCAAGTGCGTGGGGCGCGTCCCTGCAGCGCGTTACCGGCTCTTAAATCAAAGGGTGAAAACCAATGACGTTGCATGTTGCAGGGCCGCGCGTAGCGGCCTTTATTAATTTCGAGGTCAGCCAGCAGTTTCGCGAGACGGGAATGCTGAAGGCCGGTGATGTCTATCTCCCGGGGACTGTTCTTGGGCGTCAGGCAGTGTCAGACGCGATTTCTGCGGTTGCCGGTGCCAATACCGGGGATGGAACGCTTGACGGCGCGACAATAGTGGCCGGCAAGGATGTCGAGCTTGGCGGTTATGTTCTTACCGCAAAGACGGCAACAAAGTTCTCGGTCGTTACGCCCGGCGGTGATGCACTGAAGGATGCGACAGCGGGCACGGTCTACAATTCGTCTCATATCGGCGGGTTTACGATTGCGGTTGGTGGTACCGCATTTGTCGAAGGTGACAGTTTTACTGTGACCGTATCGCAGGGGAACGGCGAATTCACGCCGATTGATCCGGATGCCGACGACGGGTCACAGGTGGCGGCTGCCATCCTTTTCAACGATGTCGATGCCAAGTCTGCCGCCAAGAAAGGCGTCCTAATCACGCGCCTTGCGACGGTCAGCCAAACCCGCCTGATCTGGCCGGAAGGTATCACCGATGGTCAAAAGGCCACGGCGATTGCTGATCTGGCTTCCAACCATCTTCTGGTGAAGTAAGGAACCCATCACAATGCCAGCTCTTGATATTTTCAGTAACAATCCGGCGTTTTCGATGATGGGCATGATGTCCCTTGTTGAAAAAGCGCCGTATGTCCCTTCTTTCTTGGGCAGTATCCCGGGCTTGTGGACACCTCGTCCCGTTCGCACGGTAACCATTCCGATTGAAGTCATCGGCAATAAAATCAGCATCATTCAAACTTCGGAACGTGGTACTGCGGCACCGCGTGGCAACAATAATCAGAAGCGTGAAGTGATCGATGTGCGAACGGTTCGCCTAGCGGATAGTGATCGCATCTACGCCGATGAAATTGCAAGCATTCGTGCATATGGTTCGACAACCGAACTGATGCAGGTGCAGGATGAAGTAAGCCGTCGTTATGCTGGCCCGGGTGGGATGCTTTCGCGTCTTGAATTGACCCGTGAATTCCATCGCATGGGCGCGATTGATGGTCTGATTAAAGATGCCGATGGTGAAACCATCGTTGATTGGTATCAGGCATTGGGTTTGACCCGTCCCGATGTGGTCGAGTTTGACTTCTCGGCGGCTTCTGCTGATGGCGAAGGTGTTATTCGGCAGCAGGCGCGCGCACTCAAACGGCAAATTCTTGACAGTCTTGGTGATGTCGTTCTTCCGAATGTCCGGATTGTTGTTCTTTGCGGCGACCAGTTCTTCGATAAACTCGTTGATAACCCTGAAACCCGGGACATATACAAGGCTCGTCCGGCGGCTGGTAAGCTGCTTGATGAAAATCTGGCTTATGATGCCTTTGACTATGCAGAAATTCGCTGGGTTAACTATCGCGGTTCAGAAGAAAGTGGTGTGGGTGTTCCAACGGATGAATTCCGTGCGTTCCCGGTGGCGCCAGGTATTTTCGAGGAAGGCCTGTCTCCGGGGGAATTCCTTGATACCATCAATATGCCGGGCAAGCGCCAGTATCCTCTCGTGATCCCGGACAAAAAGCGCAATATGTTTGTGGATTTGGAAATCTATTCCTATCCGCTTTATATTTGCAAACGGCCAGAAGCGCTCCGCCGCGGTCGGATCAAGCCTGCCGGTTAATTTCCTTCCGGCTATCGGACTATTGAACGCTCGCCCTTTTTGGGCGGGCGTTTTTCTTTTGGTGATTTCTCATGATTGATTTTGATGCGCTTCTGAATGCGCCAGTGGCTGGTGCTTTCGGTCAGAAGGCAATTATCCGGCATAAAGGCGGGTCAATCTCTACAGTCGAAAAATTTGATTTCCGGCAAGGTGCGGCGCCCGAAGATGGGGGCGGCGAGGCCGAATATCAGGCTTTTGAGTTTACAGGTGGATTCCGCAAGGAAGAGGCGCCCCAGACAAAGCACGGCGATTTTGTCGACGTTGCCGGGGCGACCTACACGGTTGCGGCGATTGATCCCGATGATACGGGGTGGATCATGGTTGGCCTGATGGCGGGCGAGGTGCGCAATGTCTGAATATTTCGCACGATCGGCATTGATGCAGGCCGTCAAGGATCGTCTGGAAGTTAAACCGGATCGGCCCGAGATCGTTATTGGCCGGATCAGCGAAATTGCTGCCGAAAGCTTGCCTGCAATTTCGATCTATGCCCCGGTCGATAACATGGAACCGAAGGGGGCGTTCTGGCAGTTCGATGCATCGGTCAATCTGAATATTGAAGTGCATTGTCAGGTTGCCGAGGGTTGGTGTGCTGCAGCCGAACAAGAGACCCAATCCATCATTGCCACCCTGTTTGCCGACGGTTCGTTCCGCAACCTTTGGAAGAAGCCGCCGTCAATATCCATCAAACAATTCATGAGTGACAAAGGCGGGCCGGTGGTCGGCGAAATTATCACCATGTCGGGCGAATTACGGCGCCCGCGTGTGATTTCAATCGATGCCGGTGAATTGCAGGGCATCGATATCGAGCAAGGAGCGATCGATAATGAAAGTGCAGGTTAACCCGGCCAGCAAAGTCAATGGCCAGCCGTTGCGGGTGATGAACCCGGAAACCGGGAAATATTTCCCTGATGGACCGTTCGATTTAACCGAGCGGCAACTTCGCAAGCCGGAAATCCTCCGTTTGCTGCCGCCTGTTTCGTCAGGTGGTGTGCCGGGGGGGCTTTTCGGTGATCTGGTCCCTGTCGCCGCAAAGGCCGAGAAAAAAGGGTAAGTCATGACTGTTCCAAATGAGGCCTTTAACGAAATCGCCATTAACGCGCGTGTCGCAGGGACTTACATCGAAGTCGATGGTTCACGGGTGAATGGGCTGGTTTCAAACCATGTCGCGTTACTGATTGGTCAGAGCTTGGCCTCCGGTACGGCCAATGATGCCGAGCTTTTGCTTGTGCCGGGTTCGGGGGCATCGGCAGGTGAAATGTTTGGCAAGGGTTCGAACCTGGCATTAATGGTCGAGGCTTATCGCCAAAACAATACGACCATGACGCTTTATGCCATTGCACTTCCTGATCTGGTTGCAGGTGTGAAGGCGTCCGTTGCCATGACAATCACGGGAACGGCAACAGAAAGCCGTGCTTTGGCTGTCTATGTCGCGGGTGTGCGGTTGTTTGTGCCCGTGGTTGTCGATGATACGCCCTCTGACGTAGCGGCGTCCGTGGTTGCGGCAATCGCAGAGCTTCCCAATCTTCCTGTGACTGCGACGGCCGAGGCTGGTGTTGTCACCTTCACTGCCAAAAATGCGGGTGAAGTTGGAAATGACATCCGCATGCAGATTGCATTGCGTGGCATTATGTCCGGTGAAAAGGTGCCTGCGGGGATTTCCATCGCGGTGCCAAATTCGGGCTTTCTGCAAAACGGTTCGGGAAATCCGGATATTGCGGGCGCGCTCGCGGCTATCGGGTCTCAGGAAGTCAACTATGTTGGTTTCCCGTGGACAGATGGCGGCACGCTCGACGCAATTTCAGAATGGCTTGAGAGTCGGCAAAAAGCAGGCGTCGAAATTGATGTCAAAGGCTTTACCGCGCGCCGGGGGACGATTAGCGAATTGCAGACATTCGGAGCGTCGCGCAATGATCGCTTTGTTTCAACGATCGGCACATATGACGCGCCGGGACCGGCATGGATGCGTGCTGCCCGGTATCTTGGCCAGATGTCTGGCAAACTCTTCAATCATCCTGCTCGTCCGCTTGGTGGTGTCGAGCTTGTCGGTGAAATGGCGCCGCCAGAAAAAAGCCGGATGGATTACATCGACAAAAATACCCTGATGTTCGCGGGTATCACGGTCACCGATGAAGGTCGTGATGGCAAGGTTCGCCTGAACATGCCGATCACGATGTACCAGACCAATGAGTTCGGCGACCTTTCCGAAGCTTACTTGCTGGTCAACACAGTAGCCCAGTTTGGCCGGGTGCGTGACGAACTCGAAAGCGTGCTGAACGGTATTCGGATGCTGCGTCCAATCCTCGTCGATGACGGAACAGCGGTTGATGAGGGTATTGCTTATGTGACGCCGCGTTCGGTTCGGGCCTCCATGATTGCCCATTACGAATATATGGTTCGTCTGGGCTTGGTCGAGGATGTTGATGGATTTGCCGGGCGGTTGGAGGTGTCCAAATCGCCGACCAACTCCTATCGGCTCAATGCCATCTATCGCCCGGACCTTTCCAACCCGCTTTATCTTCTGGCTGCCAAGATCGAGTTCGAACTCGATTTTCGCGATTTCTGAGGGGGATTGATCAATGACGACAGTTGCAGGGGTACAGTCCCTTGAAGTGGGCGGTGTTTCATATAACACCGCCGATACTGCCACCTATAATCTGGGTGGAAAGCAGCGCGAAAACATCGAAGGCGGCGGTTCCGGTTCGGTCGGTTGGACCGAAAAGGGGCGTGCTGCCTTTATCGAGGTGAAGGTCTTCCTTGGTGAAGGCCAGTCTGACAAGGACCTTACGTCGGTCAAGAAAGGTGAGGTCAAGCTGAATTGCGCTGATCGCACGGTCGTCATGAAATTCGGTACCGAAATGGGTTCCGGTGACAATGATGCGTCGGACAACAGTCTCACGGTTCGCTTTGTCGGCCCAAGTGCAAGGGTGGTTTCGTGATGTTTGAAGGTGATTTCAAACCAGAAGATATCGACCTTGATGGTTATGTCGAAGACGGGAAATTCGGTCGCAAAATTCTGCGGCTTGACTATCCGATCCTTGTCAAGGTCCAGGATGGTAACGGGCGTCGCGAAGAGACAATCGAGCATATCGAGTTCCGTCGTCCCGTGGGGCGTGACCTTGATCTGATTGAAAAGATTGATAGCGTGGCTGTTTCGCGCAAGTTCATGTCTGGATTGGTTTATGGTGATGAACGGGTCACTGAAAGAACCTTCGAACAGATGGATGCCGATGATTACTTCCGTTCGATGGCGGTGTGTTTCGGTTTTTTCCTAAAGCGTTCCCGGAAGATTTCCGATCAGTAATCAAGCTGTTTGTCGCGCGTTTCGGTTGGAAGCCCGCCGAAATTCGCGACATGCTGATTGATGACATTCTCCTTTGTATTGATGCCTATAACGAGGACGCGCAGCGACAGCTTGACGCGTTAAACGGTGTGACTGATGGCTAAGAATTTCGTTGTCAGCATGATCCTGAATGCCCGCGAAACGGTCAGTGGACCGATGCGCCGGGTTCAATCCATGCTGACGGGTATTCGCGCCCGGGCTTCTGCGGTGACGCGAAGCCTTGGCTTCCACAAGATCACCGACGGTTTCCGACGCCTTGGTAGCTCGTTTGCCGGTCTGGGGCGTCATATTTCGGGCGTGGGTGTCGGGCTTTTGGGGTTGGCCGGGATAGGGTTCGGCGGCGGGGTTTTGGCGTGGCTGCATAGTGGGGCGGGCGAGGCCGATGTGCTTGCCAAGTTTGGCCGCACTGTCGGTATTTCGACCGAACGATTGCAGCAATGGCAGCACGCGGCAAACCAAGCCGCGGGCATGACCAACGAGGAATTGCGCAAAAGCTTCCGTGACCTGGCGAAGAACGTGGGGGACGCTGCCAACGGGATAGGGCGTGCGAAGCCGATCTTTGAGGCGTTGGGTATCCCGCTGCGTGACAATCAGGGCAATGTGCGTGATCTGAACGATCTGTTGCCCGAGCTGCAGTCCGCATTTCGCAAGATCGAGAACCCGGCGCTGCGCACGTCAACAGCGATGAAGCTGTTTGGCGAAAGTGGATCGAAAATGTCGCTGCTTTTGCAGCAGCCACAAGAGGAAATGGATCGACTGTTCGGCGATATGGAGCGCCTTGGCATGATCAGCAATGAAGCTGCTGGTGATACCGAGGCTTATAACGACGCGCTGGACAGTTGGGGTAAGTCATTCACCGGTATTCGTAACGGTCTGATGGCTTATTTCATGCCTATGATGACGCCGCTGATCAAGAAAATGACCGAGTTCATGGTGTCGATGCGCCCCGAAGTGGTGGAGCGCCTTGGTTCCGCGATTTCGGGTGCGGCAAATACCATGATGGGGTGGTTCACGGTTGCGCAGGATGGCACAACCCCAGCCGGTCAGGCCCTTAAATCGTTTATGTCGACGATTGAAAGCCTGATTTCCTATGGTGGCAAGATCATTGATTTTCTGGGCGGGTGGCAAAATGCCGCGCTGGCGCTGGGGGGTATCCTTGCGGGGCCGTTCATTGCGTCGCTGTTGTCGGTCGGGACCGCTTTTGCGCAGTTGGGTTGGATATTGGCATCAAACCCGATCGTTCTGGCGGCGGGGCTTATCGCCGGGGCTGTCTATACGATCTATGGCAATTGGGATGGGATTGTCGGTTATTTCACGGGCAAGATTGATGCTGTCAGGTCGGCATTCAAAACCGGATTTATCGACGGGGTGATGGCCTATATGGCCGAATTCAACCCCTTTGCGATCCTGTATGACGGATTTACCGGGCTGGTCAAATATCTGACCGATTTCGATCTTGCTGCCATGATATCAGAGAAAGTGCAGGCAATGATGTCTGTGCTGCCTGATTGGGTGGTTGAAAAGCTTGGGATGGGCAAGGCCGAACCGGTGCAGTCTGCACCAACGCCAGTGCAGCCCTCCGAGCCGCCCGCCGTATCCATGGAACAGTCAGCGCGACAGGTGGAGCAAGCCAAGGTGCAGGCCTATCAGGGTGCGAAGGCGCCTGATCCGGTCGAGGGCAAGATCGTCGTCGAGATTGTTGGCGGCGGTGCTGCTAATGCCCGTGTTCGACAGTCAAAATCGACAGGTATTGGTCTTGAAACAAGCCTGCGGACGGGGCCTAGCCTCGCGGGCATGGGTGCGGGTTAGGGTGGTGATCCATGCTGTCAATGACATGTGGCGACAATATCGACGATGTTGTCGCCAATTTGACCCAGCTTGAGAAGGTTCAAGTCCCGTTCGCGCTGTCGAAGGCTGTTAATCGGGTGACGTTTGAGGCGCGCGATGTAGTGCTGTCGCAAATGGACCGCCGGTTTACGATCCGCGAAAAGTCGTTAAAGGCATCTGGGGGTGGTCGCCGTGCCCTGTTTGTGAGTGCCAGTAACAAAAAGCAGGCTGTTATACAGGCTGAAATTGGAACGCCGTTCTGGTTTATGGAAGATCAGGAATTTGGCGGGTCCCGTCGCGGAAAGTCCGGCGATGGTGCGTGGATGCCCGGGCTGGGCGCGCGTGCGCGCAAATCCAAAGAAGGCAAGGTTACATCCCGGTACAGAAAGGCGAAGGTTCGCAAGGTTCTGGCGTCGGCTGGTGGCTACCCGAAGGGGCGCCGGTCAAAGAAAAACTCGAAAGCGTTCGCAAAGCAACAGCCGTTCATAGCAACGATGAAAAGCGGCAAGCGTGGGGTGTTCATCCGCCAGAAGCGCAATAGCCGCCAGCCGCTGTCTTTGCTTTGGACGATATCCGATTCAGTTCAGATCGCCCCGCGATGGCATTTTCGGGACATGATCGAGGGTATGAGTGAAAAGCGCCTGCGGGCGTATTTCATTGCCGACCTGCAGGAAGCATTGCGCACGTCCCGAAAGGGGCCAAAGAAAAGTCAGTATCTTGAGCATCTGATCCGAAGCGAAAAGACGCCGCCAATGCCAAGTTTCGCGGGGCTTGGTGCCGGGTCGCTTTCGGGAAATACGCTGGATCAGTTAAGCCAGGTATCGCGCGGTTTGCCGGGGATTTAACAATATGGCTTTTGAGGATGAAGTTCGTGACGGTTTGTGGCGAAGCACGCCTATGATGGTGCGCTCGGTGCGTCGTTCTTCTGGTCGCCGTGGGCCAACGGTGGAGCGTCCGAACCGTGATGATGCGGATACGCAGGACCTTGGCCGCAAAGTCCGGACATTCAATGTCGACTGCTTTGTTCTGACTATTGACGGCTTTGGCGCCCGCGACCAATTGATTGCCGCGCTGGAGAAAGAAGGACCGGGGACCTTTGTGGACCCGTTCGGCGGTCTGGCTTCCGAACGATGGGTAAAGGTAGCCGATTACGACGTATCAAACAGCTTTGCGGCTGAAGGTATCGCCAATTTCTCGATTGTCTTTGAGGAAGTTGGCGAGAATGCGGAGCGTGGGTTCACACCGGGGCGCGTTTCCAATGTCTATCAGCTCGGTGTTCAATCCTCGGCTTTGTCTTCTGCAGCGAGTGCCGCCTTCGTCAATACTTATATCACCGATGGCATGCCGGGATTTGTCCGCGAAGCCGGTGCTGATGTCATTGGTTCACTGACCGATCAGGTCGGGGGGCAGCTTTTCACGGCGATCGGTGTTGACGCTTCTATGTCCGATGCGATCGATGGGATCGGAGCGGTCGGATTAACCGCCCTGACCGGGGGTGGTGTCGATATTGCGAGTGGTATTTCTTCTGGCTTTGCGTTGCTTTCGTCCTCGGTTCCTGACGCCGCGGAAGGTGTGAACGGTTTTCTTTCCCTGTCTGCATTTGAGGCGGAGGGTGTCGATGTTCCAGTATCGACCGCGACCCGACGGGTCGAGGCGGTCAATCGCACGGCGCTTGGGGCGTTGATCCGGCGAACGGCGATTTCGGCAGCGGCGGAGCTTCTGCCGAACTATACGTTCGTTTCATATGATCAGGCGGCTGAAATTACCGGCCAATTTCTTGATGTCATAGACCGTGAAATGGATCGCGCGGGCGGGAATGTCGCCGGTGAGAGTGACGCCGGTGTGTTTTCCGCGTTGGCCTCGGTCCGAACGTCGGTTGTCGATTACACGCGCGAGGCTGGTGCGGGCAAAGCAAAGACAATAACCGACATGCCTTGGTTGACCGAGGCGTCGGTTGTAACGGCCCATCGGCTGTATGGTGATGCGCGTCGCGCGCCTGAAATCGTAGCGCGCAACTCCCTTCCACATCCGAACATGGTCCCGTCGTGGTCGCCGATCGAGGTTCTAGATGGCTGATGCACCTGAAATCGAACTGGATGGCAAGATTTATGATGATTGGCAGAAATGCTCGTTCAATTTTTCAATTAGCGATATTGCCAATTCCTTTGCCTTGACTACCCCGGATTTCACACCGGACCACGGCGAAGACTTGGCAGTAAAGGCGCGGTTTGGTGATCACGAATTGCTGACTGGCTGGCTTGAGGAAATCGACAATTCGACCGTTCCCGATCAGGAAGGGACCCGGCTGAGCGGGCGATCAAAGGCGGGTGATCTGGTCGATTGTTCGGCGATCGTGCCGGGTGGGGAATATCACAACCTTTCACTGCTTGAGGCTTGTGTCGATCTTTGCAAGCCATTTGGTATCGCGGTGTCGGCGTTGGTTGATGTCGGTGATCGGTTTGACCGGATCAAGATCGAACAAGGCGAGGAAGTCGGGCAGGTGATTGACCGGATTTGCCGTGAGCGTGGCCTTATGGCTTGGTCGGTGGGGTCCGGTGATATCGTTCTTGGTCGTCCGGGGTTCGCGAGAGCGCAAACGGATCTTCGCTATCGATATACGGGGTCCGGTCAGCTTCAAAGCGATAACAACATTGTCGAACTGTCGGCCAAACTGACCAAAGCCAATCGGCATTCGAAGCTGATCATGCGGTCGCAGGGGCAAACAAGTGATGATGATTTTGGTATTGCTGCCGCCCAGTCCGAGGCCGCGGCGGTCGATGACGCGGTTCGTCGGTATCGACCCAAGGTCCTGACAAGCGATGGGGCAGGGTCGTCTGATCAGCTTCGTCAGCGTGTTAATTGGGAAATGGCACGTCGGATCGGTAAATCAACCGCCATCACCTATCAGTGCGAAGGCTGGCAACAGGTCCCGGGCGGGGACATCTGGCGCCCCGGGTTGCTGGTTGCCGTCGAAGATCAGAAAAACAAGATCGCCGAGGAAATGCTGATCGTTTCGGTGGGGCTGACGCTTGATGAAGACAAGGGCGGTTATCGCACATCCCTGTCCGTCGAGCCGCCCGCTGCTTGGGTGCCAAAGCCGAACTTCGAAAAGGCTGATGGCGATGCGCAATATGCGGCTCTTCGCCGCGCGGTAAAGGGTTAGTGGCATGTCTGACGGTCTGTTTCAGCGTCTCTCGCGGCGCGTGGAAAACATGCTCTTTCGGGCGGTTATCCGGTATGCCAAGCAGACCAGCCGGGGCGGGGCGATCATTGCGCAGGTGGCGGGGCGATCCGGTGACACGCTTGATGATGTGGTTATTTTTGAGGGGTATGGATTTAGTCACCGTCCCCTGCCTGCCGGTGCAAATGGACAGGGTGCGGAAACGATCGTCTTGCAGCTAGAGCGTAATATGGCAGTCGCCTTGCCGCCAATGGATCGTCGACACCGTTCGAAGTCGGGTGTCGTAGAGCCGGGTGAGGTCGGTCTTTATGATGATCAGGCGCAGCGCATAACTCTTAAACGGGGTCGGAAAATCGTCATTGATGGGGCTGATTTCCTTGATGCGCTGATTGCGACAAAAGTGCTGGTCGATTGCCCAGATGTTGAATTCACCGGAAATGTGAAAATTGGTGGCAACCTAGAAGTTGCCGGATCAGCCGTCGTTGGTGGCGATATCACGGATCGGGCGGCATTTGGCAACGCGCGAACCGTTGCCGGTATGCGTGAGGTTTATAACGGTCACAAGCATCCTGAAAACGACAATGACGGCCCGACTGATCCGCCAATTCAGGGAATGTAATTATGTCCAATCTGCATACCGACATGGCGATCCGCTATGACGCGGATCGTCGCCGGTTTGACCTGGCTTTGTTAACCGGTGAAACGCCGACCATTCAAACCGATCACGGCTTGGAAACCGCCGTCAACGCGGCTCTATTTACTGATGGTCGCGCCCGCGAAGATGACGTTTTGCCAGACGGGACAGATCGTCGCGGTTTCTGGGGTGAGGCTTGGCCGTCCGTTGGTGGCTTCAAATTGGGGTCGCGTCTGTGGCTTCTGGATCGCGAAATCATCACCAGCCAGACGGTTGCGCGAGTTCGGGAATACGGAACCGAGGCATTGCAATTTTTAACGAAAATTGGTGTCGCGCAGTCTGCGGTGTTTGATGCCGTTCGCGACCGCAATGCAGGCCGGTGGGTGATCTCTGGCCATGCGGTAATCAAACGGCCCACAGGGCAGATTTTTGAACGGCGCTATGCCGATATTTGGCAGTGGATGGATCGCAATTCATGAACAAGTTGACCGGTTTCACAGTCCCTACCTTTGAGGCCCTTCGCGGGCAGTCCGGGTCACATTATGAGGCGCGTCTGGGGCAGGGCGTCACGCTCGGACAGGGGCCGGTTGCCGTCATGCCATACATCGATGGCATGTTGGCAAACGGGGCCTATGGTTACCTTGACCATATTGCATCGCAGACAATGGTTCTGTGGGCGGCGGGCGATAATCTGGATGGTCACGGCTTTACATTTGATGTGAAACGTATTCAGGCGTCGCGCGCGACCGGCAATGCCGTTTTTAATGGTGTTGCCGGGGCGGGTATTGATGCCGATCAAGTGCTTCGGGATTCGGCGGGAACCGAATTCAAGGTTATTGCCGGAGTGGTGCTTGATGAAACCGGTCAGGCCATTGCAAATGTGAAAGCTTCCGTTCCGGGTGCTAACGGAAACCTTAGTGAAGGGGCTTCCCTTACTCTCGTTAACCCGGTTGATGGTGTTGAGCCGGTTGCGACCGTTGCTGCTGGCGGTTTTTCGGGCGGGTCGGACAAGGAAAAGGACGGGCGCCCGGGTGTTGTCGAGCATTATCGCGGGCGAATTCTTGAAGAAATTGCCATGCCGCCGCATGGTGGTGCTGATGGCGATTATGTGAAGTGGGCCAAAGAAGTTCCCGGTGTAACCCGTGTCTGGGTTTCGCGCCGTGAAATGGGCATGGGAACGGTTACTGTTCGCTTCATGATGGATGTTCTGCGGGCGTCCGATGGTGGTATTCCAACGGCGGCTGATGTTGCACTGGTTCAATCCCACATTGATGCCCGCCGTCCAACGACTGCTGATGTTTATGTTGTGGCGCCAATTCCGAAGTCGCTGGCGATTACTATCATAGGGCTTGATCCGGATACGCCTGTGGTTCGCAGTGCAATAACCGCCGAGCTTCTTGACATGATTTTCCGTCGGGGTCAGCCCGGGGTGACATTAAGTCGAAGCTGGATCACTGAAGCAATTGCGATTTCTGCCGGTGAGGGGCGGCATAAGATTACTGCCCCTGCCGACGATGTGGCACATGCGATCGGCGAAATCCCGGTCCTTGGGGTGGTCAGTTATGATTGATGACAGGCTTGAGGCTTATGTCGATATTGTCGCATCGGCCATGCCCCCGGGGGCAGCTTGGCAGGGATTTCGCGATTACGACGGGGTTGGCCGGGATTTCCTGCGTGCCAAGTGTTCGACATGGATCGAGGTTGATCTGGCTGCTGACCGCTTGGTTGTTGAAAGCCAGCCTGCGCGCGCCATCGAAATGCTGCCAGATCACGAAACGCAGGTCGGTCTGCCTGACTGCTGTTTTCAGACGTCGGGTATGCCGATTGAAGAACGCCGTGCCGCGGTTCTGACGCGCTATCGTGCGCGTGGTGGTCAAAACCCGGGCTACTTCATCGGGCTTGCCGAAACTCTCGGATATCAGACGGCAATTGTTGAATACCGACCGTTCATGGTTGGCATAAGCCAGGTGGGCGGCGCCAATACATCGGGAAACAAAGACAGCGTGCGCTATGACATGCTGGGCGCGACGGCTGATATGAGGGCGTGGTGGCGTATGCGCGTGCTGGGGCCACGCGTGACGTGGTTCCGGGTCGGTGTGTCGACCCTTGGGCAGGACCCGCTTGCGCGAATATCGCGCGCCGAAGATTTGGAATGTCTCTTGGGTCGGTACATGCCGGCCCATTCTTTTTTGACCATGTCTTACGAGGGTGTGTGATGCAGTTTCAGCCGCCGGTTAACGGCAATCTTGCCGATCCCAACCGTCCTTTTGTCAATGCGGACCCAGCAAATGGTATAGAGGGTTCGATTCCGTCTGCAGAGGCGATTGAACATCCGCAGCGCGAAATTCTCAGTGTTATTACCGGGGCAGGACTTGAGCCCAGCGGTGAAAACCTTGCGCAGATGTTTGGCGCAATTCAGGCGATGATTGCTGCAGCAATCGGTGCTCTTCCGGATGGCGACACACTACCGGTCGGCTCGATCCTGCCATGCCCGTCAACAACGCCTTGGCCGGGCTTTTATCTCGCAGATGGTTCGATCCTGACGCGTGCTGATGACGCCGACCTTTGGGCTTACGCCAACGCCAGCGGAAATATCATTGATGAAGCGAGTTGGACGCTAGCAACGTCCGGCTCATTTTCGCGGGGCGATGGAGCATCTACCTTCCGTCTGCCTGATTATCGCGGTGTTGGTCTGCGTGGGTTTGACGGTGGACGCGGGCTGGATACTGGACGTGTTTTCGGGACGTATCAGGCTGACCAGCTAAAATCGCACGCCCACGAGCTTAATGAAATCATTGTTCAGTCAGGCGTTGATTCGATTGTCAGCAATAACGTCGGTTCCGGAACCGGACGGTTCACAGGTTCGTTCGGTGGCGCTGAAACACGCATGAAAAATACCGCCGTTAATTTCTGCATCAAATACTGACCGGGATATATCGATATGAACCTTTATCATTACCATCCGCAGACTCTCGAATTCCTTGGTCAGAGTGCGGCAAAACCGCATCCGAAGCGCGAAGGTGAATTTCTGATCCCGGCCTTTGCGACGGACATCCCATTGCCTGAAGCACCGTTGCCCGAGGGGCATAAGTGGCAATTTGGCGATGGCGCGTGGAATGCTGCCGAGGATCATCGGGGCGAGGCGGTCTATTCAACTGAAACCGGCCAAAAGGTCGATATTCAGGAACTCGGCCCTTTGCCTGCGACGGTGACGCCACTTGCGCCCGCGACACCTGACGACATTTGGGATGGGTCTGCCTGGCAGACGCCAGCGGCGACTGTTGACCAGCTAAAAGCTCTCGCGGCGGACAAGCGCTGGCGGGTTGAAACCGGCGGTACGACATGGAATGGCTGGCTACAAGCCACCGATGATCGCGGACAGGCCAAATGTGCGTTTGAGCTTCAGGCGATTGATGAAGGGCTTCGTGCTGATGGTGATGGTTGGAAATTCAATCACGGTTTTGAGGCCCTGACCAACGTTGAGATGCACGCGGTCGTGATGGCCGTGCGGGCGCATGTCAAAGCCAGCTATGCAGCTGAGGCCGCGATTTTGGCCCTGATTGATGGCGGTACCATTACGACGCCGCAGGATGTCGAGAATTGGGCGGGGTGGGCGTTATGATTTGGTTGGCTATTGTGGTTTCGGCCATCCTTTACCGTATGCCGCGTGGCGGCGGCTTAGGGGTGGGGAAATCCACCGAGGGGGTTTTGATCTGGGCGGGGGTGTCCGCTGGTATTTTCTGTGCGGCGCTTTCTGTTCCTTGGTGGTTCGCGCCCATTGTGGCGGCGCTTCTGATGCTGGGAGAGGCGCCCGGTTGGTCGCAATGGTGGCCGGGGGCGGCGCGGGCAAGTCTGTTGCGGCTTTCTCTGCGTGGATTGCTGTTGCTCAATCCCTTGATGGGGCCGATTTATTTCGGGTGTCATCGGTATCGATCGCGACTGCCTGTTTGGGGGAAGTTCCTTGATGGATGGACGTCATATGCCGAGCTGATGTGCGGGTTTGTTACGGCCTGCAGCTATGTGTTCATGACCTGGCTTATTGCCCTTTGGTTCTTCTGAACCGGTTAACTACGCGCCCGTTTCAGTCAGTCGCCAATCGGCGGCCTTTTTTATGCCTGAATGGTAGGGGGTGCCGGCATGGATAAGCCGCCGCACGAGTTGGAGCCGCAATGGCTCGTGGCGTTAAAGCTTTGGTGGCCAGTAGCGGGGCTGACGATTTACGCCCGCATTCTTTGGCACCGGAATCTTGTTGCAAAGGGGTTCCGACGCTTTTGGGGGCGCGAGCTTCTTTGGGAGTTGGTGACCGCCGGGTTCTGTTTCGCGATCTCGATGGGGATCGCGGATTACTTCGATCTCAGCATAACCGGAGCCTGCGCGGTCGGGACCTTTATTGGTTGGCTTGGTCCGAAGGGGCTGCAGGCATTCCTTCTCGGCGCAATCAAATCAGGAAATTCGAAAGGGGTCTGACATGGATCAGATTGCATATGTGGCGCCGTCCATCGCGGCGGCGTCGGTCGTTCAACTCGTTCTGGCGCTGATCGCGTTTGTCATCGTGCGTTGGGTTCTCAAATGGCTGGACCGGATCATTGATTTTGATTTCAAAGGGTGGATTTCCAATGCGAAAGACGATGCTGTGTCTCGTTATCTTGGTTTTCGGATTCTGGCCGTCTGTCTCTTGGTCGGGCTTATTGTTTCCGGATCGCTTTGATCACGAGTTTCGTCAGCACGCCGGTCGGTATTTGCCGGGTGTCGATTGGCGTCTCCTGAAAGCCCAGTGCTATCAGGAAAGTCTTCTGCGCCCCGATGCGGTTTCGCCCGTTGGTGCGCAGGGGCTTTGCCAATTCATGCCCGGGACGTGGCGACAGGTTTCCGGGCAGATCGATCTGCCGCCGAATGCGTCGGCTTTCATGCCGCAGCTCTCAATCCGGGCTGCGGCTTTTTATATGGCGGGGCTTCGCGGGCAGTGGTCGGCAAAGCGGCCTGAATGGGATCGGCATAGCTTGGCGCTGGCCAGTTACAATGCTGGTCTGGGGCATCTTCTTTCGGCCCAGCGGGCGTGTGGTGGTCCTTCGCTTTATCCGGAAATCATCGCGTGCTTGCCCGCCATCACCGGGCGGCATTCGCGTGAAACCATCACCTATGTTGACCGCATTTGGGGCTGGTATCGGCAAATGGTCGGGGGTGCGTGATGCGAAATATCTTCAAGCTCGTAACAGGCGCTATCACGGGCGGCGGCATGATCTGGTGGATCGCGGGTGGGGTGGCGTTGCTGGTCGCGATTATCGGCGTGCAAACGATCCGCCTTGATGGTGCGCAGGCGCAGATCGAGGCTGAGCAATTGCGATCAGTGCGATGGCGCGATGCCAGTATCGAAAACATGGAAACAATCAATCGGTTGCGCTTGGCCGGTGCTCGGATCGAGCGGGCATTGGCCGACGAACGCGATCGGCGATCCGGGGCGGAAGCCCGTTATCGATCATTGATGGAGGGGGTGAATGATGCGCCGAATGATGGTTGTGTCGGGCCTGCTGTGCGCGGGCTTTTTGACCGCTTGCGGGACGACACCGGAACCGATCCGGACAGCGGAATATATCGAGGCGACGGTGCCGGGGGCTTTAACCGCCTGCAAGCCCGTTCCGGCGATCCCTGATCCGCCGGTGACGGATAAGAAAGTTGGGCGGTATATCGTCGACCTGATCGATGCGCATGATGATTGCTATGGCAAAAACCGCAAGATCGGTGAGTTGTTCGGCCCGGGTCGCGCGCATTGAATATGTTCCTATTTTGAGAACGTATATTGAACATTTGGGGCGGTCGCCTATATCCTGTGCATCCAGAATGGAGGCCCTTGGATATGAGCGATCGCCCTTTTTTGTCGTGGATTGAGCAGTTTCAACAGTTTGCGACTGATTTCGAAATTTATCTGGCAGAGTTTCCCGATGAGGGCTGGCATCGGCAGTATCTGGATGACTATCGCCACCTGTTTGATGCGATCTTGGCAGGTGAAAATTTCCATCCGCAGCGCCTGCCATATCAGTCATTCCATGCGGCTGTCATGTTGATGCTGGATGGTCGCAAGAAGCTGACGCCGCTGCAGCGGCGGTTGAAAAAGGGGTTGCTGGTCCGTTGGCAAAGATTACATAATTCCGCGGGGATACGTGGCCGCGAAGGATTGGACAAAGGTGGCCCGAGCTTTTGGAGCGGATGCAAGGCATGTGCGGGCGTTACTCACACGAAATGAGCTGGGCCGAGATACACGCACTTTCGGGTTTGCTGTTCCCGTCTCCTGAAAAGGACCCGGAACCGAATTATAACACCGCGCCGACCCATTATTGCCCGGTGGTGCTTTCCGATGGTTCGAATATATGGGGTGAATATGCCTTTTGGGGCTTTATCCCGCCGTGGTTTGACAAGGACCTGTCTGATAAAAAGTTCAATACCATCAATGCCCGGATCGAGGATGTGACGCAAAAGGCGACATATCGCGGATCGATCCAGCGTCATCGCTGCCTTGTCCCGGCCTCATGCTTTTACGAATGGCAAACGGCGGGGCGCGCGGAGGGTGAAAAGGGTAAAAAGCAGGCTTATGCGATCGGTGTTGCTGGCAAGGATGACGGGATTTCGTCCTTCATGATGGCCGGTGTCTGGTCACATTGGGTCGGCACGCTCAAGGCCGAGCGGTTTGAAGCCTGTACCTTTGCTTTACTGACCCGCGAAGCTGGACCCAAGATGGGTGAAATCCACCATCGCGAACCTGCGATCCTGATCGATGATGAAATCAGTACCTGGCTTAATGCCCCGCTTGATGAGGCTCTGCCAAAACTGACGGTTCCATTGCCGTCGCAGCTTTTGCGGTTTCACAAGGTTTCAGACCGTGTTGGTTCCGTCCGGAACAATGACGCGGATCTGATGCGACCGGTTGATGACCGTCCGCAACAAGGAAGCCTGTTCTAGGCTTCCAATTCCTAATCACGCCCAATAGATGCCCTCGTTACGTGCGGGGGTCGGGTATTGCTGTTATTTAGCATTGTTGAATATGTAGGGGTTCCTCGCTACCATTATGCCTTTAAGTGGGAGGAGCGGGTGCCATATTTCAACTCAACGGCAATTAGCCGAGCCGAGTACGATGAGCCGACGCAGGTGCTGCAATTGTGGTTTGTCGATAGTGGTGGGCCGTATAGCTACTACCGGGTCCCGAAATGGATATTTGACGGGCTGTGTCAGGCTCGTTCAAAAGGTGGGTACTACAACCGGTATATTCGCGATAAATTCTGACCTGTGGTTGCTCTAAGGCACCCTGAAAAACAAAGGCCACGCAAGGGCTTGTTATCGCCTCTATCAACGTGGCCTGCCGTGGGTACGGTCTTAACGCCCGATGCTTGCGCAGCGCGGGTACGTGTTTCATGTAACAACTTGTCTTGTTAAAGTCAACTAGAGCCCAAAACTAAACGCGCAGGCTTCTCTGATTTTCTTTAGAAGATCAGCATCTAATTCATTGTTATTGTATATTCTTTTGCCATCCAGAGCTTTCCCGGTTCGGATCATATCCAGTCGGCTGAAGCTGGCCACTGTGATCATGTCGCACTTTGCCCACATCTCTGTTGCAGTCCATCTTCCGCCAAGCGGATCGATTTCAATCTTCACGTGGCATGCGGTTTGTAGATTGGGAGGGGTGGTACTCAAAGGAACTACTGTGCACAGTCCCGGTCCCTGGCGCTTTCGCGGTGAGATCACGACGACAGGGCGACGTTTTATCATTTCAGGGGCTTCATAGCCCCGATAGTCACAAGTAAGAAACCTGCCGGGTCGCGGATGAAATCTAATTGGCATCGGGCACTCGTTTACGGAGCCGCACGCCCGGGCCTTCGCCGTTCTCGGCGATGAAGATTACTCCGGCATTTTCCAAAGCGCGGGTTATTTTATCGAGCGTTGTGGCGTAACCGCTGGTGCTGCTGTTTTCGAATCTGGTGATAGTCATTGCGGAAACCCCGGCGATTTTTGCTAGGTCTCTGACGCCCAGTCCGAGTGCGGTTCGCGCCATCTTGCATTGCACTGGTGTTATCACTGTAATCAAACCTGTTGACATGGTAAACATGCGGACTTAACCTGTTCACAGAGTAATCAAGTTTGATGTTCTGGACAACAGGTGAATTGCAATGTCAGTTAAATTCGAACCGCCGAAAGGCATTACGGAATTGGATGATGTTTTTGATGTTCTCAAGTTGGTCGGTGACCGGGATGAGGATAGTCATCTTTCGGCTTGGCGCGAGGATCAGTTGCGGGTGATCCCGGCTGTGACGTCCGGCGAGCTGGAAAAGAAATTCGACATACTGGAAAGCTGGGTCAGTCCCGGTTGTAATGGGTTGCATGAGCTGGATTGCTTGCAGGTCCTTGCGTGGGTTCGTTCCATCCGCAAAGACGCGGTCACAATGCTGGAAGGGGCAAAGTCATGACCCTGCCGGTATCATTCGATTTTGAAGGTCAGTCGGTTCGTACCTTTGATAGGGACGGGGTGATCTGGTTTGTGTTGGTTGATGTTTGCAAGGTTTTGGAGATTGCCAATTCAAGAGATGCTTCGGCGCGGTTGGATGATGATGAAAAAGATACCGTCGTTATTACCGACGGTATTCCGGGAAATCCTACAAAGACAATCATCAACGAAAGCGGCCTCTATTCACTGATCCTGACCAGCCGCAAGGAAGCGGCCAAACGGTTCAAGAAATGGGTGACTGCGGAGGTGCTGCCGTCGCTTCGCAAGCATGGTCATTATGAAATGCCCGGTTCGTTGCCGGTCACCAGTCGCCGGAATTTGCCGCCCTCGGCAATCCCGCGATCTGAACGGCACTATGATCTGGCGCTCGTGCGCGAGGCGCGGGCGACCTTTGGTGAATCCGGGGCACGATATGTATGGGCCAATTCGGTTACTCTGCCGGATATGTCATGCATGACCGATCAGGAACGTCTTGACGATCTTGCGCGAATGCGGGCCGAGGATTGTTTGCGGTATTTGTTGCGCCATTCGATTGGGCGCGGTGTGCCGATGTCGGAAATGATCGTTTTTGCGCAATATCGCGATGATGTGAAAATCGCGCTGGAAGAGCGGGGGATCAAGGTTTCACCAGTGCGCTATCGCGGCAAGGTGATACTGGCGTCCGACCATCCATTTTTGAACAAGGTTTTCGCGCTCACCGATTGGGCGGGGATTTATCAACGCGTGTTAAAAGACCTGCCGGGTGCGCATGTGACGCGTCATTCCCTGACGTTCGGTGATGAAGAAAGTCCGGGCGTGGTGGTGCCACTCGTGATCGTTAACAATATCGGCGGGTTTTAACAGGCGATCATTATCAAGGCCCGATCTGGACAGTTTCGGCGGTAACGTTCTCGGAAAAGAAAAAGGGGCGGTCTAAGCTCCACCCCTTTTGAATTCCGTGTTAGCCACGATTACTCGGGCCGGTAGAACGTGCCGATAGCAACTTCGATAGGCACAATGTATGGGACCGGTTTAACGTCGCTGAACTTATCCGCGAGCTTTTCAGCTTCGAGCAGTTTACCTCTCAGCGTGGTTTGATTCTCAGCAGGCGTTTTCTCAAGTCTATCGCGAACTGCTTCTGCAAGTGACATCGCTTAACTCCCTTATGCCTGTATTAAGTGGTGGTGTAGATAAAAAGGTATTCTCTGTCTGTCAACAAATCCTGTAAGTGGATCATTATAATCACGAATTGCTGACCGCATTTCTAAGTCATCCGTATAGTCGTCGATTTCGATTCTTAGTTCTTTTAGTTTTACGACGTCTAAGTTGCGTCCATGTGAACGCCATCTTTTGTGATTGGCCAAGTCGCTAGCGATCTGCTTCGCACGTACGTTTTTTTCTTCGATTGTGACCGGCGCGCCAGGATTTGTTGTCCTATGCTGTGTCCAATCCCTGAACTTATAGTTAACAAGCCAGTCCGTTAGCAGATCGATAGACAAGTCTCTTGCTTGCTCGTAAAGGGCCAGTTTTGCCAAATCGAGTGACTTGAGCAGGACAACGTCAGCTGGTTGTAGGTTGCCCTTCTGGACTAGCTCATGAACCTTGTCGTAGTAACCCATTGCAGGGACGTATTCTCCAGTTCCAGAAGCGGGAACTTGCGGATCAATTGGGCCAAGGCTCGACGCATAATCCATATAGATCTTATCGCCTGACATGCAAAAGATCGTTCCAGCGGACATCGCCATATCAGGAATGACAAAGTAGACATTATCGTAATGGTTGCGGAGAACGTTAACCATCTTCTCTGTGGTTTCTGCTGATCCACCACCTGTGCGAAGTACGATAGATACAGTGCCGTCAGTTCGTTCTGATCTATCTCTTACTTCTTCGACAAAATCTCTGAATATCCGGAAATACTCCGGAAAAATACCACCGTGATAGAAGATCACATCTGACGAAAGATGCTGCTCAAGAACGAGTGCCTTCTCATTGACAAGGTCAAAGATTGACCTTTCAAACATATCTGGTGTCATTCGCCTTCCCCGTGAGGCTGCTTATTTATTATTCGCGTATATGGTGTCATCGTTGGTGCAAGCGATCAAGTGAAATTGGATGACCTTATTGTGAGAAATTTGACGTCGATTGCAGCCTGATCTGAGGCGTTTCATTTGAAAAAAATTAGACACCGGTTCCGTAACTCATTGGAATTACACAGCGTGAACAAAGCAGGAAAATTGTCTAACGGTCTATGATTTAAAAGAAAATCGCACACACTTCTAATCTGTAGGTTGCAGGTTCGAGTCCTGCAGGGATCGCCATTTTTCAAGTTACTTTTTGCCGTCTGTTGTTCTCGGGCGGCTGTTCTTTCTTGGCAGCTTCCAGGACGCTGTCAATGCGTTCTTTAAGGCGAATGATAAGCTCAATGAGTTGTTCTGCCCGCCGGTCAAGAGGGTAGAGAGCGCTCTGCTGTTTAGTAGGAGCGGACGCATCCTTCCGCACTGTTTCTATCAGCGAGGTTGCACTCGTCAGGTCAAATTGAACGTTATTGATACGTTGGTTAACGCGATCCGATATGTGATGGCTTTTTACAATGCTGCAAACGATTTTGTACGCAGTGAGAATGTTGTCTTCAGACTCCAGTATCGGCGAGGCAGAAATTCTATAGTTAGGAGGCTGGCCTCCTATGGCGAGTTTCACAAGGCGCGCTTCCAGTCGTTGCAACTGCTCGATCTCAGCACGAGTTTGTTTCATCAACCTCGTGACTTGTTCGATGTCTTTGGTCTTGGCGTCCAGTATGTCGATGGTGCGCTGAACCTTGAATAGCACTATCGCAAGAGCGGGGCCAAGAACAGTAAATGTGGCTTGCAAAAAATCGAGGAAGCTTTCCTCATAGAGCCAAATAACAAAGGCCGCGCCCAGAGAGAGGCCAGCGAACAATACCCCAAACGGGTTCCAGAATGTTTTGGCCCAGTCTTTAAGTCTGTTGTAACGGTAGCTAATTGCTATACGACATCTTTTAACGATCTTGCGCCAATCTTTAAGTGTTTGGCTCCACTTCCAATATCTTGTCAATATACTTCTCCCGAATTGTATTGTTGGAAAAAGATAATCTTTATGATTGTGGTTTCGTCAATCCTCCTTGAGGGCGGGATAGCGCAAAAAGAAAGCCCGCAGCCGGTTAAAGCTGCGAGCGGGATTGTCGACAGTGGAAAGGGTATGGGTTAAAGGGCGCGCCTGGCGGCTTCTTCAAGGAAGCCAGATACCGCGCGTTTACCGTGTTTTGCCTCGATCAAGTCGATCAGATTGGCGTCCAGTGTCAGGTTAATCCGTCGTTTCTTTCCTGGAATGGTTGCGGTGATCGCAACAATCCCAATCGCGTCGTCTTCAAGGCCGACGACCGGCGAAGGGGCGGGGATTTCCTCGCCATCTTCATGCATGCCTTCAATGTGGAAGTTAAGGGCTTCTGTCCCCATTTCCACCAATTCTGTCATTGTGTTTGCTGCACTTACACACCCGGGGAAATCCGGAAAAGATATCCCATAGTCGCTACCCCCATCTTTATGCACCAAACCCCAGTAGGTTCGTTTCAT